TCCTCACGGTATTCCAAGATTGCATGTCCGAGTACGTTCTCCGGATCACTGTGACCGTGCTGCCAGACGAGCGGAACCTTCACTTGATCCTGCTGTTTAAAAGCACCAGGCATGATGGTAAGGCCATCGGAGCAGACGAGTCCAGCTTTGGTTGCGTACCCGCTGAAATCAGCTTCCATTTTGACTGTTCCTTTCCAAAGGGTTAGTCCCTGTTTCAGTAGGAGGTTCCTCTGAAGTTGGTTCTTGCTGTGGCATGTTACTGTTCTTCAGTTCATCAGCCTTGGGATCCTTAGACGGCTTCATTCCAATGATGCCACGGACTTCGTTTGCCGTCATGATCTCATTCCTGGTGAACTTGTCAGCAATCTCTGCCAAGTCCTTCACAGGGACCAGCCTAAACGGGTTCTGGAAGTACTTGATTTGTTCCCGCTTGTTAACCACTCTCCGATTAATGAAGGTCCTTTGCATGGCTTCAATGAGAGCAGTGATGAGGGGCTCGATCGTCCTATTGAAATAGTTGATCATTGCCGCATCATCAGCAGTACCATTCATTACTTCCTCTGTTAGCCCGAGTTGGCCATACAGCATGTTGGTGAGGTATTCGATTTGCTTCAGGAGGTTGTTCTCGGCTGGACGGTTGAGCTGAGTGATCTTCTCGGTACCATCTGTATAGGCAATGCCGTACTGGCTACCCTTCAGTTGGAACTCGATGTCGGCTCTCCGTTGCTCTGCCTGCTGCCTCCTTGCTTCTGACTTGATGACGTATGGGAGTTGGATGATCAAGTCCAACTTGCCTGACCCCAAAGCTTCGTCAACCGAGTCCAGAAGATTCAACTTCCGGATCAATCGTTGAAGCGTAGAGTTAGGCTCATTCATTACGGCATACAGTGGGTTCTCTACAATGGCGGTAGTCCGCTTTGGCAAGGTGATGTCTTCACGAACACCCTTATCGATGTTGTAAACACTCGCCTTGATATGCTTCGGATACCACTGAAGAATTCTCCCGACACGAAGGGTCCGGATGTCAACCATCTCTTCGGTCTCATTACTATAAAGACTGTCAACAGGAACGATCGCCGCAACACCTTCGTCGAAGAGTGTCAGGATGACGTCTTGTTTGAACGCTCTAGGCGCTTGATCAAGGTTTGCCTCGAGAGTAAAGCATTCATTCAGAAAACTATCCATGTCCTCTGAGTAACGACCCTCTTCGTCGAGCTTGATGTGTCGAATGTCTAGCGAAGCGACATCAACTCCGATTCTTGTGTAAATCGAGGAGATGATCGAACGCTCATTCGATACCCTTGACCAGGTCCTATCTTGTCGATACGAAGAGACTGGCCCAAGATCTTGATACAGATATTGAGTCGCTTCTTCGGTACGAAACGCGTTGAACATTCGTTTGATGCGATCAGTAATCGCCATATGTCACCCCCTTATGCTGTGAGGCCGCTTTGCCAGGATTCACTCGAACGCCTCCTTGTTCGCCTTGTATGCAACGTAAGCGTCCATCATGGCCGACACGTTGTCGATCTTTTCTTCCGCTCTCTTCTTGAGAAGTTTGCGGTTTCCGTTAGTATCTTCGAGTGTTATAGCATTACCCATGGCAAACTGCATGAGGTCCTGGTCAAAGATCAGTTTCCGTTCTTCGGCGAGAATCTTCAACTCACCGAGGGGGACAGATTCTGTTCGTGCGCCCTGAATGACCTTCTCAATTCCGAATGGTCCATTCTCCGCTTCCCATCTCGTGACGAACTCCTTGGCATTGTATGGGTCGAAGCCGAAGCAACGAACGTCATACTCATTTGCCATGATGAATGCGTCGAGATCTTCGTAAACTTCCATCATGTCCAGAACCGTCCCCTCGAGAACGTGGAGACTCCCTTCGTTGATGAATTCTTCGTACTTCATCCGCATTGCTCCGGGAAGTTTCATCAAAGTAAGGGATGTGATGTAGCTACGGGTCTTGATTCCGAACGAGTAGTTCTGGAACGGGAACATCAAGGTGAACGCACAGAAGTCGTCGCCTTGTGAAAGGTCCGCGCCTAGCGCGCAAGGCATACCCCAGAATTCACGAGTACGATGAGGAATCGTGTCTTCGTACGTGAAGAAGTAGGTGTAACCCTCCATTGGAATCCCGAATCGCTTTGCCAGAATGTCGTTCCTGGCGGCTGGAGCTTTCTCGGCTCTTTCTACGTCCAAATGGTACACTTCGTACGTAACGGTCAATCCTAGGTTTGGGTTTGCCTTTAGCCATTTGGATGGATCCGAGACTTCTTCAACTTCGTCGAGTTTGTAATGCCAGATCGAAACATGAGGCGCTTGGTACTCTCCTCTAAGAATGCTGGCGAGTTCCATTTTGATGGTGTCACCGGAACCGTTGCGGACTGTTCCTTCAGAGCTGATAGCAACGATCAAGTAGTCCTCCATCTTGGAGGCTCCCTGCTCAATTGCTCCGACAACATCTTCTCTGATGTCACCAGACAGCCATTCGTCGATGGTAGAGATCTTAGGCCGCAGACCTTGCAGCTTGTTGATGGTCATTGGTCGCACTTCCAACAGGGATCCTGTCAGAAAGTTCTCAATACCCTTCTTGGTCGAAGCCAACTTGACTCTCTGTGCTCTAGAGCCGGTAGTGTTCTGTAGGGACCCCTCGGTTAGAAACCGGAATAGGGGACCTCTAGCTCTAGTGATGGCAGTCCGAAACGGACTCATTACTTCCTCTGCCTGCTTCATGGTAGGAGAGGTTGTGATCTGGTGTGTGGTTGAGGTATCTACGTTTAGGTAGAAGGCTTGGATGCATGCGGCGTACATGGACTTGGCTGCGCCTCGTGCCACGATCAGGTACTGCTTGGTGGTCAGGCGCTTCTTGACGAGCTTCTGGATGTAGTGGCCTCCACCTGCTCCATCCGGCTCGAACACGCTGCGCTCTACATAGAAGTACCAGCAGAAGATCTGCTCAGCCCACACCCTGAATGACGGAAGAAGATTGAGATCCTCACCATTAGTCAGAGTCAGCTCAAGTTCGCAGTACCTGATGAAACCATCAACAGCTTCGTCATCGTAATAGATGTTGGGATTAGCGATTAGATCATCTATTCTATTCATCTCCATTGAGATTTCGCGGTTGACAGGAATCTCTCCTCGGATTACTGCATCTCTGAATTCAGCATAATACTTAGGAGTTTCAGTATTGGAGAGCCCCATACATTAACCTCTATCCAAGTCTTGGAGTAACTGGCGGAATCAGCAATCGAGCAGGCGGACCCTTCAGTCGCTTGCTGTCAAGAATCGGTGGCTTAGGAATTCCACCTTTGCCCATCAACCCAGCAATCTGCTTCGAGGCCGCTTCATTGGCGAGGTTTGTGATCTGTTGACGAGCAACATTTGCGGCGATGCCAAGAACGAAGCTTTCTGCTTTTGCCAGTTTTCCTGGAGGAACCCTAGTTAGATCTTTATACTGTTTCTCCATTTGCAAACGATTGTTCACTTTTCTGAGTTGAACGTCTGACATCGTGGCAGCCGACTTACCTTCGGTCTTTGTCTTACCGACAACTACCTTAGGTTTGTCTGAGTCGCCCTTACTACCAGACTTCCCTTTCTCGACGCCGCCCTTAGATCTCCGGACTCCCCAGCGCATGCCTCGGACGCCGAAGTGTTCGATGAAATCCTTGCCAATCTCTTTCGAGCTCATCAATTTCCTCCTCTGGTGGAAGCGAATACTCTCGGAAGACATTGAGCCTCCACTCGTACTCCTTAATCTGGTTGGTCATCGCCTCGATCAAGTACGATGTTGCTGGGGGGTCAAACAACATGCGCGCCTTCAGCTGCACGTAGGTCTTCACCAAACTCTGTGATGGCTCCGAACCGACGATGAGAATGAAGTCGTCCCACACTGCGGTGTCATCTTCAATCATGAACCCTTCGACTGGGCCCACCCCAAGCTGTTGCAGAATGGAGAAGGCAGCGTTGATGTGCATGATCACATCTTGGTCGAAGACGGTGTACGACGCGTCGAGTCCGAGAACCTTCTTCGTACTATTTAGGATGCTGTTCTCCACAAGTCACCTCCGTGACTACTGATGATTGATCCGCCTGATGAGTGCTTTCTGCACTTCGACATGATCAAAGCCCGCTTGTTCCAGCCGAAGCCTTCGGTCTTGACCCTTTCCCCACTTCTTTGCGACGATCTCGTCGATAATCAGATCTAGATCTGGGGGGAATCCATACTTACCAAAGTCGCTTGACGGAATGCCTGGCTCGGGTGGCCATGCGTCTAGGACTTCATCTTCTTCGTCGGGTTCTTCGATTTCTTCTTCGAGATCGAATTCCTCGTAATCTTCTTCGATTTCGAGTTCTTCGTCTGCGTCGAATTCGGACTCTTTCTTCTTCATGCTTCCTCCTACCATAGTTTTGTGTCGCCAACTTGTCTGGAAACGACGGTCTTTGGTAGCAAAGAAGCGTCACCATAGTGAATGGCGTTATGGGTTCTATGTGTGGTTGTGATAAGATTTTCTGGGTCTATAATCCAATCGTCGCCATGAATTATGTCCTGGACGACCATAGGGTTCATATGGTGAATAAGAATGCCATAGTTGATTTCGTAACCAATAACACCCAAATCGCACCCATTATCTCTCGTTATCACAAAGTCACGAACTCTTTTCCATTCATATGACCTGTAGAATTTCTGGTTAATATGACGATCGAAGCCGAATGTAGTAACTCCTACAGCTCCACCAAGTTTGAGATAAGCGAACCTATCGTCAAACGATTGGTGCTTATTCATCTCAGAAAAGGTTCTATTCGTCATAGAAGTCGTCTTTTAACTCAACATTCTGCCCAGCATAAGAACGCATAGCATTGAGAGCCTCTGCGTAGAGTTCTTCAACGCGCTTTGCGGAAGCCATACTTTCCACCTTGGCCTGGAGAAGTTCAACTTCTCGGCGAAGACGGTCTTGCTCAAGCTTTTCTCTGGTTGAGCCGTTCTTCAGAAAGTGCGTAATGACCTGGGAAGAAGCAGTGCCCTCTCGCATCTGCTTCTCCGCCAAGTCGTTAGCCAGGGAGATTAGTTGAGACTCTCGGCCTTCGTCCGTAGTTGGCGGACGTCTTCCTTTGCGTGGCATCTAACCTCCTTTAGATAGCTATCTTCTGTTATCGACCGTATTCATCGACACCAGGAGGACGCGGTCCTACGATCGGGCCATATGACGCAATGACGTCAGCGCCGGCGTGCTCGAACAGACGATACGTAATTCCATCCCACGGAGACGGCTTTGTGCCACCGTCACACTCGGAGAGGCGTTGTTCGAGTTGGATGTAGGCGTCCCAATCCTTGACCCACGTCTTTGTGTTGGAGTCGCAGATGTATGTGGGTTCGTTGTTCGGGTTGCGAACATCCTTGAGTACTAGCTTGAGCATAAGAGGTTCCTCCTCTGGAGGTGTCGGTGTTGGTTGCGGTGGTGTTTGCCCAGATCGACGCCGGCATTCGGCACGAAGATCTCCAAGAAGCCAGGTGCCAGAAGTGTTTGCGCTAGCTGGTCTCCAGGCGCCTTGTACCGCCGCAGCAGTAGCAGGATCGATCTTCCTCGAGGTATAGCCGTCTCCCGCTCCGAGTGCATGCGTGACCACATCATCAGGACGGTTGTGCCAATGCGCATTCAATGCGTTTGAGCCCTTGAAGGCTGCGTCGATCTGAACCTGAGGCCAAGGCTCTCCGACGCCATTGTTGGCGATCTCGATGGCCCAGAGCTTCGTGTTACCTTGATCGAGTGGGCACACTCCACGAGAGAACTGATTCGGGCCACCCTTACCTTGGGTGTTCGCGCCGCCTGCTGCAATTGGTCGGTAAATTCCGTCTCTACCGAGAAGAAGGTTACCGATTGGCTTGTCTGGACTACCGTTGATCATGTAGTCGAGGTCATTGTTCGGACTTGTCGAACTGGCGGTGTGATGCCAGACTACACCGAGTGGTTCGTCTGTGAAGCCGCCAGAGCTACGCGAACGACTCCACCATCCGTCGGTGATCTCATTCTCTTCGACCTGACAGCCAGCACGAACAAGAACCTCGAGACACTCGGTAACGTAGTAGGAACCCATTACAGCCTCCCAATTACGAAACGAACATCTTCGTCTACTTGCAGGGCGCGGAGATCTTCACGTTGACCCCACCCTCCTGAGGCAGCGGCCAGAACCAACAAAGCGATTCTCCGTCGAATGTTCTCGAGCTGTTCGGTCGGTGGGTCTGTTGCATCCCATGCATCTTCCGGTTCATAATCCCCGAATTCTGCCATTAGATTCTCCTTACTGTAGAGTTATGCGCCTGCGTAAATCGCTTTGACTACGGTTGTGTATGGCGGAATGTTGGTGCCAGAAGCAGAAGCCCCGTTCCAATCTGTTGTACCACCGAGAGGGTGAGTGTGATTTGGTGCGTCATACCAGACAGACTTACCCATGTTCCAGGTGTAGTGACCGGCAAGACCACTACCACCGATGTAACCAGGGTTACCACCTTGGTCGCCGTAGAACCCAACGCCTTGTGGAAGCCCATGGTTGTGGGTGCCGCCGCCAGTAGCTGAGCCAGCCGCAAGGCCATGATAGTGTGATGGAAGTGTGGAATCGGCAGAACCACCAGTTGCCCCAGCGTTTGATCCGCCAGCAGCCGAACCTCGAGTAAACCTGTCTACAAGATTCGGAATACCGAACGTTGTGGTTCCATCTCCGGCGCCATACACAGTTCCAATCTTGGCGAATAGTGCCGCGTAAGTGTTTCGATTTCTTCCACTTCCATCGCAGATCAACCATTGAGCCGGAACACAAGCAGCTGTGGCAAACTCTCGGATTTCTCCGATGATGTAATTAGTAGATGGAGTAACTGGAGCTGCTGTGAGAATCCACTTGGAGCCATCCCATTCCCACTCATTGAACTTTTGTCCGAGCGTTGGGGTGTTTGGAAAGTCGAGCGCCGTCATAACGGATTTGGAACATCAGGCGGGGGTGGATTCAGAATAGGCTGCACTACAGCAAGAATCATAGCGTCGGAGATGACGCCTGGGTCACCGCCAGGATTCTCGTTGCCGGTATCGATGGCATAGGCGTAGACATCTTCGATCTCAGGGTATGAAGCCGCTGGCCAACGCAATCTTACGCTCATGTCGAACTCGGGGTTGTCGCTTCCTTCCTGGGCGGCACACGCAATGAGCCGGTCTGTGAACGCCGAGTCATTGGCGCATTGGTGAATAGTTGTATAACTCATTGTTCTCCCTAGCTGTCGGGTGGACCAAAGAATGTAACTGACCTGATCCAAACTGTTATAGGCGGGCTAATGGCTGCATTACTCAACCATGAGATGTATAGCGGCACCACCCAGTACAACCCACTGATATATGCCGGTCCAACGTGGGCTTGCCAAACGCTGCCAGCCGCCGCTTCACGGTTAGCCGTTGCCGAAATAACGATTGGCCAAGGCTTCGGTCCAGAAGCGGCCGACCAGTTCACAATAGTACTGAGAACTGTAGGATCGGTGACACCCGTGAACGTAGCCTGAAACTCATCCTTCTTCGGTGTCGGAACACCTCCAGACGACCCAGCTTCGTAGGTGACGTCCTCGATGTAGAAGTAGGAAGTCTGCTGATCGGCATAGACCGTGGCCGCAGCGCTTGTATAGTAGTCGAGTCGAAATGTCGAGGGTACACCATTGCCAACGAACGGAAGTTCTGTGGTGTCATTACCGTAGGCGCTATAAGTGAAATTCCAAGTATCGTTCACATAAATTGCAGCGTTGTTCGACACGATCTTCAGGTATCCTGACGTACCGCCTACCGGAGGTAAGATGGCCCTGACGCAACCACGGATGCGGTAAAGACGACCGGCAACAGGGGTGAAATTAATCGTATTCGATACCGGGATGCTAGTGTTGCCAGCCATCGCAACCGACGTGCCCAACATTGTTCCCATGGCGACAATGCCTCGGGCACCTTTAGGTCCAGCCGTGGACGCCCATCGGGCGCCGTCCCAGCGCCAGGTGGTACCGGATGATCCATAAACCTGACCAACTACTGGGGTATCTGGAAAGTCGAGTTTAGTCATGATGTAGACATCCTTGCCACGCTAAGAGTCGTGAAATCTTGATAGTATGGCCCTGTGGCGGTTGGAATAGCGCTCAAACCGGTCTCAATGTAATCGCCTGACTTCAACTCTACGATAGAAGATACAACCATTCTGGTGCCTTGGTTGCTCATCCAAGGACTCTGGGTCTCTGCTATCACCGCTCCGTTTTTTGTAACATAACCGGCTACCCAACCATCACCCCATGCAGGCCAATACGAGGCAGGCCAGAACCCGTAGAAAACAGTCACTTGATAGATACCAGCCGAATCGACATCCGCGCAAGTGATTCGAGTACCAGAATGCACAAGCCCTTTCTGGTTTAGCAAAGTTGCCCAGTTCGTTATTCCATTTGGCGTACCAGTTGGTCCTTTAACGAAACAGAAGCATGATGCTGGGATATTTCCCATCCCAGGCGCGAACTGCACCCAGACGATCTCTCCACCGGGAGATTCCTCGACAGCGACCCACGACGTACCGCCAGAAGAAGCCGTCGACAAGTCGAACCACGTGTCGCCAATCTGCGTCGGCGCAGGCGTAGTGTCTTGCACAAACGTGAAGCCGGACCCGCCACCTGGTTCCCATGAAGCGTCGAAGTCAGTGCCGGACAGTTTTGTCAGAGTCTCTCCGACCGCGCCGCCTGGTGGCATACCTGGGCTTGGTGGCACTCCTGGTCCTGTTTGCACCCACTGCGATGAGTTGATGTCAACGACCCATACGAAGCTATCGCCCGTTGCCGTGTTGAACCAAGTCTGTCCAGGAGTCGTACCGGTTGGTTGTGCCTCCTGAATGAAGTTGAAACCTGGCTTGGCATCGACATACTGCTTCGGCGCTGCCTCTAGTGCAGAAACTGGATCTGCTGGAAGTACTACAGGAACAAGGTGCTTTACGCTCATCCATCAACCCCCTGAACAACGATACGGTAAGCGCCCGCGGCTGGGGCGACAGAGAAACGGACAGTGACTGTGTTGAGATCCGTACGCTCAACGTCGCATTCGACGGTGTCCCACGGTGTGGTGTTACGGTGAACACTGACTTGAACGTCACGGGTGTTGAAGTTGTGAGTCACCACAGTCGAAGTGGCGGCAGCACAATCGGCGGCGAGAGTCTTGTTGTATGTTGCCTGGATTGACGCGGCCGTTAGAATGCCGAGCGCAGTCTGCATCTGCGCAACGGTGAGGTCGATTGGATCGGCGGTCACCCCAGTGTTGTTACCCTTGAACGTGTTGGCTGGCATGTCTGCTGCCTTCACGTTGGTAACCGCATTGTTCGCGATCGTTGCAACGTTGACTGCTGTAGTCACGTCGCCAGTCAGTGCTGCTCGAGCAATCGCATCAGCACTGACAACCAAAGTTGCGTCAGCGGCGACGACATTCAGGACATTGCCCGACTGTGTCATACCAGCGCCAGCGGTGACAGAGCCGCCACCAGCAAACTGAACCCAGGAGAGCGGAGTAGTGCCGACAGTAATCGGAAGGTTAGTGGCCAACGACCACGCCGTGTCGCCTTGAGTCGCGCCTTCTTCGACGAAGACAGCGGCACCATTCAATTCATTGGCGGCATCGGCATCAGTAGCTCGAGTCCACGCAGCAGCTGCTGCGATCCAGATGCCGTTCTCAGCTGGGAGCGTCTGAGCCTTCAACAGCACTCGGTCACCTGCAACTGGAGTGACGCCGTCGATGACAGTCAGTCCAGTGAGCGCGACTTGTGCAGTCGAGGCAACTCGCACCGCTTCTTTCCAGGAAAGGCCAGCAAGAGCATTGTCGACGTAGCCCTTGTTCGCTGCATCAGTCGGCTGAACCGGAGTGCCGACGTTGCCGATGACAAAGCCGCCCATGTTGATCGGGCCTGTGGCTGGGCCAAGCGCACTGATCGGAATCGAAGCGTGAGCCGCGGTGTCGTGGTTTGGAGTACCGTGGGTGTGGTCAGACCTCGAGACCGAAGTGGCTACGCCGTTGGCACTCGCTTGACCGAAAGTTGTCTGCGGTGTGACTGCGCCGTAGGTGATGATGCTACCTGTGCCGATGACCCAGGCTGTTCCATTCCACCAATACAGCGTATTGTCTGTGGTGTTGAAGTAAACCTGTCCCGGAACTGGAGAACCAGGGGCACTTGCCAAGTTCTGGATCCGTGCGTTCTGAAGTTCGTTCTTCGCAAGGTCCAATGCCGTAAGAAATTGACGAGCCATGTGGTTCTCCTAACTGAGATATGCCTTACCTGCCGTTGGAGCCGATAGGGTAACGGTAATAACGGTGGCAGACGTGAAGACAACGGAGCCCTCGAGCTGCGTATTTGCCGAATCAACGATGGTGATATTCGGCGTATAAGGCAGATTATGCGTAATAACCCACACTGATGCAGGCGTTCCTTGGACGTGGACGTAGGTTTGATCGGCTGTTCCGGTTGGGCCTGGAGGCCCCTGAGGACCTTCTGGACCTGGAGGGCCCTGAGGACCGTCTGGACCTGGTACTCCACCGACGATTTCAACGCGTCTTGTTGGGGAATGAACCAGGATCCGCTGATTAGTGACAACGACGCTTTGGTTGGCTGCCATGTTAAACTCCTGGTGCGTACTGAATCCAGAACTCATCGAACCACACGTAGGACTCACCGGTATCAGTCTTGAACCAGGTGTTCCCAACACGCACAGCAACTGGCATTGTGTCCTGCGTGAAAGTGAAGCCTCCGCTGTCAGTTGGCCCAGGGGGTCCTGGAGGTCCAGGGGGACCAGAGCTGATCACGTTGACAGTTGCTGTGGGTACGTCGATTACTAGTTTCTGTGTCTTGTAGATTATGTTAATGTCACTCATGCCGTGACCGTTCCTTGGAACTCGACCTCGAGCGGCTTCTCGAATACTGGTAGTGGCTCACCACCAGACACTCGCTTGAGATCCATGTAACCACCCGTCGCGGTGATCTGTGAGGTAATCACGTCATCCATTGTCAGAACAAGTTTGCCGTCTGTCCCATCGGATGCGAAAGCAACTTCCCACGTAGCGATGAGCAAGCTTTCCGTGTCCGGCTCAGAACGAATCTCGCTGGTGATCACATCGGTGGAAACATCCATGCCCATATCAACAGTGACTACGTTGGTTCGACCTTTGTGTACAATGAGTTGACTAGCCATCTAGACCTCCGTTGTTGATGTGTCATCGATCTGGATCTTTGCTTCGAACCCATTGGTCGATTGCCAGAACTATTAGTAGAATTGCTAGGATGACCCCTACAGTGAGGAGGTCGTTGAACGCTATGATTATCCCCATGCTGAATAGCCAACCACATCAAACAACGCTTTTGCTGCGCATGCTTGTTTCTGCTTGTCATATGGAGTGTCTGAGTTCAGGTCAAGGTAACTATCTACGCCACAGGCTGCCATCTTCGGGGCGAGACGGTGGTCTCGTAGATGTAGGTCAGTCCAGAGCTGCCAGTATCCGTGGCAACAGGAGGTTCTCACGCCATCCTCGTTACGACAATTGGATTCTCGCCAGCCTAGGGAATCGAACCGAGAGGGAAGTCCCCATTGAACTCGGTAGAAAGTCATTTCGTCGCAGTCGCTTAGACCGCCTGGAGCAAATGGTTGACCCCAAATACCAGTCTCTACCGGAGGTGGAGGTGGCGGAGGCGGATTCAACCTCACTGCTTGTTCATATGGGCCTGTTGGAGCACCACATAGACAGAAAACCGAGAGCATTGCGTTCATTAGAATACCGTACATAATACCACCTTAGAAATGTTTGTGCTAAATGTTCCCCCGGGGTTATTTTTGGG